AATAGTCCCTCTCGGCTTTACTCACGTAAATGTAATCGACAAAAAGGTCGACCTGGATGGGTTGGGTCCAATTTATAGTTGAAAATTCGAGCGACGGGCGGAACTTCACACGGAGGACCGGGGCTTTATCGAGAGCACACAAGGGCAAATCGATAGACAAGGGAAGCAGGATGGAGTATGCGACCAAGTTGCTCGTGATGCCCTTGCCCGTGAAGGTGGTGAGGGCAGCCTGTTTGCCCTGGGGGACGTACAGGTCGTTGTGTATCTCAATAGACTCGCCATAGTGCCTCTCAATCAAGGTATCATCGTACAAAAGTTCAAGGAAATCAATCATACGAGTTCCGGCCGAGTTGTCCACGGCACACGCCTCGGGCCAAAAGACTCGGAGAATCATGTTCCGTCGAGCCACGTCCCCACCCGCTTTGGCGATCCATATAGATATATCATCGCCAAAATGAACGTCTTGTGGATACTGAAGTCGTACATATTGGTGCGTGAACTGCGCAACCATTATATTCTTAACACAAAATAGTTATGCGCGACGAGCGACACTTGAATCACGATTACAAGTACGGACACCCGAGTCAATTGGTTCACCCGGTGGACCTTGAAAAGTACCCCTTGTTTGCTCAAGCAAAACCAGTTCACTTTGAACTGAAGGCTGGTGACTACGTGTACATTCCTGGAGGCTGGTGGCACTGGATCGCTTCTCACGAGGACCGGTGTGTTTCCGTAAACTATTGGTTCGAGGATACGTCTCTCGGTCCGAGCCCTTTTCAAAAGACCTTTGACCCGAGCGGGATAGACTGGTCCGACGACCGTATGGAGGGTATGTTTGGATCAAACACACTCGCCGTATGGGACACTCGACAGGACCTCATGCACTTTATGCCCTTTCGTGTGTTTCGCCGGGACGCGAAACAGAACAAGTACTACTTGACAACGGTCAAGGGATACGATACGAATTATTGTAATAAAATTATAGCAGATGGACTTGCACCCGACATTGAAACAATCAGGACTCGGGTCGGGGGCCCACAGGACTCTATATCCAACGTATGGTACAACTATGGGGACGTGGATACGCGACTTCACTACGATGATTATGCGAGTATCGTCGGGGTCCTTGAAGGGACCAAGACGGTCGATTTGTACAGCCCCGACCAAAGTGCATTTTTATATCCTAGTGTTAAAACATAAATGAACAATTCAAGGCGTCATTTACTTGGAACCTATAAGAACGGACACTATAGTTATTTAACAAGACCTGTGAACCTTGCAAAGTATCCCCTCTTTTCACGGGCGGTCGTCTCGTCTCATATTACGGTTCGGGCAGGTGAGTACGTATACATCCCAAGTCGGTGGTGGCACTGGATATCATCTGAAGGCCGGTGCGCATCACTCAATTTTTGGTTTGAAAAGAGTACGCTCGGGGAGGTTCCATACACCAAACCCATTCCTGACCCCGTGGTTTGGTCCGATGAATCTATATCGAACATGTACGGTTCGAACGTACTTGCCGTGTATGATACGACGATTGATCAGTCAAATTACATCACATATTCAGAGTTTATGCGAGACGGCAAGGACCGAAAGTACTTTTTACAAACCGTCAAAGGGTACGACTCAAACCAGACGAGTCGAATGATCCTTGACGCATTTTCAGGAGACATTGAGAAACTTCGACGCGGGGTCAGTGCACCTCCAGAGGCCCTTCCTAATTTTTGGATAAATTACGGAGACGTGGACTCGGGTCTTCACTATGATGATTATTACGGAATCATATGTGTGCTTGAAGGAACGAAAACTATAGACTTTTACGAGTGGAATCAGTCGGAGTTTTTATACCCTCATAGAGTTAAATGAACAATTCGAGGATTCATCTATTTTCAAAGTATAAATATGCTCATTTTAGTCACGTGACTGATCCGCCCGACCTAAACAAGTACCCCTTGTTTTCCCAGGCTCGTTCCCTCGACTTTGAGCTCCATGCAGGAGAATCCCTGTACATGCCCAAAAACTGGTGGCACTGGATCACGTCTCACGGAGACCGGTCCATGTCTGTCAATTTTTGGTTTGAAAAGAGTCAGACGGATAGTCCCCGGACGCAAAGTTTCAGTCTCGAGGGACTCGACTGGACGTTTCCCGACGAGTCTCAGGAAGTCTTTGTCTGGCTCACAAAGACGCAGGAGGCTCGGTACATGACCTATAAAGAGTTTACGGAAGGGCCGAAGAGTGAAAACTGGTACATAAACACGCTCAAAGGGTACGACCCGAAACACGTGAATCAACACATCCTTGAGACCTTTAGACCCCAACTTGACCAGTTGAAACTTCGGTGCGGCGCCCCCTCCGAGTCTTCCCCCAATTTTTGGATAAATTACGGACAAGGCACAGACACGGGACTTCACTATGATGACTTGGATGGGATACTGTGTGTTCTCGAAGGGACCAAAAAGGTTAGACTTTTCGATCCGAACCAAACTCAATATTTGTATCCACATAGAGTCAAGTGACGTATCAAAGTGAAATGAAGTGGGTCGATTCTATCATGGATGTGTACTTTGATTTACGGCCCGTCTTTGAGACACAGAAACTTTATAGGTCAAAAGGTCTGAACGTGTTTCACTATTGGACGTACGAGCTCGATTACTTGACGGGGTCAACGTGGGTCCCCGACGAAGAGTTTCGTTCACTCAGAGGGATAGAGTATATACTTGAAAAGTATCCGGGCGATCGTATTCGTCTGGATGCTCATGATCAAAAGCTCTTATGGAACAGGTTCATTATCGAACTTGGTATGAACCCTCCTACATTTTCTCTAAAATTCGTACCCAAATAGATCAATGTCCTCTTTGAAGAGTTCGGCGACTATAGCTTGTGTTTCGGGGGTATAGTACGTTCGGTAATCTTCGTGTTTCGTTTCATTCGTGTGTTTCAAAGGGGCCGAACACCCAAACAAAGACTGTATCTTTTTGAAATCATCTTCGAGCGTCTCAAACCTGAGAAGGTACGTGACCCCATTCGGGATCCATTCCTTCTGAGGTGTTGCCCATGTAAACCACGTGTGTTGTACAAGCGAATACTTGTTCAAATTTCGAACAAAATCATCAAATGAAGGAGTCTCAAGAGGTTCTCGTCGGTGGAGGAATCGCTTCAAAGGGTTCCTTTTTTCATAGGCCCAAGCACTCACGACCCGGCTCCACGGGTTCCGAACGACGGCACATATCACGGGGGTCGCATTTTCAATCATGGGGAGGGACGCATGGACCCCACCTGTTTTTGGGTACGTAATTTGTCTCAAAAAGTTGTCGTGAAGCCAACACCCTATGGACGTACTTGCGTTTTTCGGGATGGCGACAAAGGTCACACCCTTGACGATATTTGTCGTCATTACTTAGTATGGCGAGTTAAACTTTAGACCACCAACGCCGCTCTCAATTTTGAGTATATTATATGACGTTGCCCATACCGAGGCACCGTTGGACAAGTTCTGGTACTGAAGGCGGGAAAAGTTGATGGTTCCGTTGGGCTCCAAGGACTCTGGGTCTATTTCAAATGGAATGACGGAAAGGTTTCGAACAGGCAAGACCGTGTGCGTCTGGAACGGGGCCATGACCCCGAGCCCCGTGACTGTACCCACATCGGGCGTAATAATCTCTTCGTTTCCTGTGATGGTCAAAGAGACTGCCCCGTCCAGGTTCGAGTACTGGTACACGTTTGACGCGGATGGAGTCCCTGTGATAATGAGCTCCTTGACGGGTCCGAGGATCTGAAGATCTGCAAAGCTCTCTGCAGTAACCTGTTGGTTCTGTATGTACTTGATTTCGGCCCAGGTTGGTTTGGGAACGCCCGGTGGTAAAATCTTGAAATCTGCGATAATGGACGCTTGGAGCGTTGGGTTCACGGGATACGGGTCGTACCGGACTGCGTTTGTTGGACTCGTTGTCTGTGAAGGATCGTCTGTAAAGATATATAGGTATCGAGGACCGTTGGCAAAGATGGTGGGTACAGGTCCGGCAAAGGTTATGGGTGCGTCTTCACCTGAGGTGTAATACTGGTACGCGGCGGGTGTTGAAAGGTCCTTTGTTGTATCAATTTGGATGATCGATGTTTGTGAGGCGGTATTTGCTGATGCGTAAATGGTAGACCCAACGGCATGGAGGTTTTGTATGGTGCCGAGGTATGGAAGGGTATACAGGCCGGATGTAAATACAATATCACCGTTAAAATTGAGCACAGTGCTATTTTGTGTCCAATTTATGCCATCTGAAGAAGTTATAACAGTGCCATTATTGTACGACCCACCGGTTGATGCTGCAGCAAACATGCCATTGAGATATGTCACAGAGTAAAAATACCCAAAAGGTGATGTCTGAATTGTCCAGTTCACCCCATCTGGTGATGTCATTATTTCCGAGGTGCCGTATGAACCCACTGCTACAAAAAGTCCGTTTCCGTACGTGATTGCGAGCCAAGATCTACTTGGGGCCGTTTGGGCAGTCCAGTTAATCCCATCGGGGGATGTCATTGCATATGGTGATTCTGTTCCAACGGCCACGAAGATTCCGTTCCCGTATACAACTGATGTCCAAATACTATTTGGCGCCGTGTAAACCTCCCAATTGACTCCGTCCGGAGAGGCCGCCACCTGCGTAGAAGGAGTAACAACGACAAATAAGCCCTGACCACCGGGAGTTCCATACGTTGCACTATTACCGTAAATTTGTGAAATTCCAGTCGTTGGAATTGAATATGTTGTCCAGTCTATTCCGCCATTCCTAGAAACTGCAGCATGTTTACAATCATAAGAAACTGCGACGAAACTACCATTACCAAACGCAAGTGAAGTTGCGTCCGCCTGGTTCACCGGTGGCGTCCACGTGAAACCGTCGGGTGATGTTTGTACAGGCACGCCATAAGGTGGTGACCAGCCAAGCATGTATGTGCCGTTTCCATAGACGGCACTTCCGTGTACACCCGCTCCTGGACCCGAAGCTAATTCAAACCAACTCCGGCCCAAGTCGTTTGATACATATTCAACTGTGTTCCCAGCTGTAAAAAAACTTCCGTATAAAGCATGTGGTGAATTGAAAATGCCGTTTGTATATTTTAAAATAGACACGGAGTCAAGTAAGAAATACACCGAATCACCTATAAGAACACCTTCGGTCACGTGAGACCCGTATAATGAATATAAAACAGGTGACCAATTCGTCAAAAAGTCGGATACAATTGGGAACGTATAAAACTTTCCAGGTGTGTTTGTCAAGGCTATGAGATCATTTCCCGTAGACAGGATTTGGTACACGGATGTCGTGTTTGAACTTATATTTGAAGTAAAATTGAATGACGTGTACCCATCGAGCGCTTGAAATGGCGTGCGCGTGTCGTATCGAACGAAAAAGACGTTCGAGGCGACGTTTGTTTGGGCATAGTACAAGTACCGCGCGTCACACACCATGGTTCCCGTCGGTGGTCCCGCATCCGATATGTCCATGGGAAGGTAATTGTTCGAAACGAAAGATGATATATTACCCTGAATAATTTCGTTCAAAAGTCCGGCAACAATAAATCCGGTCAAGAGTTGAATGTACAGAATGTCTCCTAGAATAACAAAGTTGACAAATACGGCCGTCTCACCCGCAAAGGCTGTGATGACTTGGTAGGACCCGGGGTCATCGATTGGTTTTGTCGTGTCGTACACGATAAAAACACCGTTTGTTGTTAAAAGCAAAATGTACTGTTGGTACGAAAGGGTCGTTGAGACATTGAACGTGTTGCCCCCGAGGAGGTTCTGAGAGACGTTATATGTCAGGTACGAATTTGGGTCCAAAAAATCACCCGTACCCTTGTTCAAATCATTCGAAAGGTTCCGGTAGTCTTCAAAGTCTATTTCGATACTCATTTGTTGGCGCGTCAATGCGCACAGGGGGATGGATTCACACCCGAGGGGCAGAGACACATAGTACTCTCGAGCAGCAACAGCCTGTGTAAAGTCCAAGGTCCCATTCATGAGTTTGAGAATCGCCTTATTTTCATACGGAATTGTGAGGTCATTTATGAGTTCGAGGTACTCGCCCGTGTACCGTTTGATGACTTGGCGTCCGACAAGTACACGAGCCTCTTTGATGAGTTTGTGCGCCACAGAATCATCGTAGTTCGAAAGGGACGGGGGGAGAAAACCTTGGACCCACCCACCCTGGGCCAAAGTCCACTGGGACACGAGCACACCGTTCACAAAGGGGAACGAAGGTCCCTGGAGGTAATCAAAACCCCAAAAGGCTGCGTCCTGTGCATTTGCAAATGTTATGGACGGGTACACGACGGATCTAAACACGAATTTATTCTGTAAAGGGTCGTATGTAACAGTTATGTTGTCGGCTATAAATTTGTTATTTGTCTGAAGATCACCGTGATTTAGTGACGACCAATCAGCAACTGGCGTCGATGGGTTGGCGTACCATGTGACGCCATCATACGAAATCATAGACGATGGGGACTGACCCATCTTTCTTCTATGTTTCTCCTACAAATTTAAACAACGACAAATACCCCGTTTCCATAGTCGGCCGCTAGCCAAGTTGAAGAGGGTACAGTTACGAGAGACCAGTTTACACCGTCTGGGGAAGTCAAAATTTTGTTTTCGGGGTTGATATAGCTTCCATTGGCGAAAACAGCTACAAATAGACCGTTCCCATACGTAACTGAATTTAAATACAGGCCAGAAGGAAGAGAAGGAAAAGTCTGAGACGTCCAATTCACGCCATCCGGTGAAGTCATAATCTCACTCCCTGAACCATAAAATCCCATTACAGACACGAAAAGACCGTTTCCATATGTAAGTGATCGACTATATGCAGGTGCCGTCTGAGCTGTCCAGTTCACTCCATCCGGTGATGTCATGATAGGCGTTCCGGCTAAAGCGCCTGCAACAAAAAGACCGTTTCCGTATGTAATTGTAGCCCATGGTGATGAAGAAGGTGCTGTTTGAGTCGTCCAGTTTATACCGTCTGGGGACGTCATAATGGACGGGGGTCCATACGGAGCCACTGCTACAAAAAGACCGTTTCTGTATATAACTGAAACCCATTCTGCTGTCGGTGAAGATTGAGCTGTCCAGTTCACAGCATCTGGAGACGTCATGACCCGGGGAGACCCGGCATTAGCAACTGCAACAAACGTACCATTTCCATAAGCAGACGAATCCCAGTAAATATTATTAAAAGGAAGTGGATACTCCGTCCAGTTAATCCCGTCGGGTGATATCATGTAACTTTGATTGGCGTATGCCAATGCATTAAATGCAATGAATAAACTATAATTTAAACTCTGGTTTACGAGAGTGAATGTATTTGCACTTGACGTTGCAACTGTATATTTTCCTTTCATGGTTGCGGAACTTTGGAAAACATCGATTGTTTGGCCGGGAACGAGTGATGCCACGGGGTCCGACATTTGTCCGCCAACGGAAGTGTATGCCAAGTTTACGGGAATCTCCGCCCATAGGTTCAGATTTTGGGTCGAATAGTACCCGACGACGGGCGCGGGCCGAATACCCACGGTCGAGACTTTTCCGTTATATGAGATACCCGCGATACCCGAGGAACACACAAACGAGTTTGCGGTCGGAACACTCGATATCGTATAGACCCCGTCCAAATTGAAAAATGAGTACGCAGTCCCGGACAAGATGACCTCGGCCCCGACGGAGAAAAAGTGACTCCCGTCCGTGTTTGCCGTCAGGTTCGACCCATCGGCCGCGACGTACGTCAGATTCTTTTGAACGAGGAGAGCCCCAGAAAACGAGGTTGAAGTGCTCGGGTACACGTACGTCCCCGTTTGGGGTGGGTAGATGGGCGGGAGGGTCGTCCTCAAAAACGTCTTCGACAAGATGTCTCCGTATGCAGGAATGGTACACTCGCTCGTCGTTCCAAACCGGACCTGTTGGTTATCGAAAGGAATCTCAAAAGACTCACCGAGCGGGGAGTCCTGGGGCTCATAATTTGTTTTAAAATACGTCATGGACGGATTCATAGTAAAAGGGTTTGGAGCGCCAAGTATAATTTGAGCAGACTGTGACATGCTCTTCTGTTAGTACTCAAGGAATGAATTTTGAGCTTCCTCCGCTAATCTGTAACGTCGAGTACCCAAAGTAGTACAAGTACAGCGTGTATCCCTGTGCAATCTGAGGAGCCAAAGATGGGTTAAAAGTAATGTCCAGATGGGACGTCTGAGAATCGTAATCTGAAAAGTTAATGTATTTGACGTTATTGTAGTCTTTGGGACGTTCACCGAAACAGTACATGTATATGTTCTTTGTTGGTACAGACAGGTCGTGCTGAAGGGGCTGACGGTAGCTATAGTACAGAGCACCTGGGAAGTTTGACAAAATGTTCTTGTTATTCAAGTAAATTGTAGCACTTTGAATCGAGTCCAAAAACTTGATTTCGACGCCGTTGAAAAAAGTCACGGGCACGGCCGCCGGGAGGTACTCCGTCGTGTATCCGTAGTTGTACCTTTGTTTGTAGTATGTTGATTCAGGGGTCTCGTATAGATTGTTTCGTATGAACCATGCAATCATAGAGACGGGGAATTTTGCACTAAAATTCAAACGGACCTGACCGTTCTGATATTCCTGAACAGCCTCTTTCCATACACGACACACGCGGTACGATATAGGTGTCGTCATATAGTACAGACGTTCGGCATCTGATAAGGTGATTTCCTGTAAAAGGACTCGGGGGTTTATGAGATCTATAGGGTTTCCATTCACGTCACTCGGTGCAGCCGTGATCCAGGCCGCCGTGTTGAACGTGAACCGAACAGTGATTGTTTGTCTACGGAGAGCACACATAGGGAAGTACGGCTTTTCGTTTCGCTGTGCATCAGTTCGGTTGTGCGAGTGGCGGCGACAGAAGAAGAAATCAAGGGGGACTAGCATGTTGACCTGGGACGTTGCTGGGACGGTGTTTGCCTCGGACTGTCCGAGACTGGTCGCTTGGTACATGGCCAACTTTTCGTCCGCGTCCAGAAAGAGTTGGTCCCGAATAATGTACCAATCATCCTCGATAGACTCGATGACTTCTCCGTTTAACATAAACTCGGCCCTTTGAATCATAGCCCGACCCACGAGGGGTCCATAGTCGTAGCCGGTGGGCAAGGCAGGCAAAGCGACGGACAAGTACATATTTGTCAGAAGGTCAGCCGACTCTCGGGGTTTGATATCGATGGAGTACGTTGTAGTGGGATCGAGAAAAAGGCCTCCGGTTGACTGGAGGGGGTTGAGCATACGGTGAGACTGAACAAACGGAGAGTGTTGCCTGAGCTCAGGGACCCAAAGAGACTCGCCTCCGAACATGTACTTTTCTTGGGGTCCCAGGGCTGCCAAGGCGGTCATGGCGCCTGAAGCCGCTCCCCGTGACTGACCCGCGATAGGTTGAGGGGGTGGCGGTTTTGGAATCTCAACAAAAGGGTCCATTACTGAAAATGTCCTATATTTGTTTCTTTCTAAAAAATAGATATGACGGAGCGTCTCCTCTTTGCAGACTCCCAGAACAGAGACGTCACTCTGTACCCTGATGGAAACTCTTACGTTTTGCACTTGACACGACCCTTACGTAATGTCGAGAGGGTCGATCTGGTCTCGGCCCGAGTTCCAAACACGATGTATAACCTGACTAACGGGTCGAACGTTTTCACCTTGAATAGTACGAGCAACATCAGCCTGAACACCGGGTTCTACTCGGCATATACTCTGGCTGCGGCCGTGACCGCTGCCACGTCAAACGTTCCCGCCCTGAACTACCTGGTCTCGGAGGGCCACTACCTGTTCACAAACCCATCTTCATTTTCGATCAAAATTCATTCAAGTGAACTCGCTTTGATGCTTGGGATGGTGACAGGTACCACTCTGACATCGACTCTGGCGTCAAACACGGACCCAATGTACTCGGGCCTGTACATTCTACGGAGTTCGACCCTTGTGGACTTTTCCCTGAACGATTACATCTTTCTAGACGTGGATGAATTGAAAACGCCGTTTCATGTAGACACTGGAGCCATACAGGGAACGACCGGAACAATTTCAGGATCAAATGCGAACCGGGCCTTTGCACCCATCATAATGGACGTAGGCTCGGCCTGTATTAAGAATTTTCATGAAAATAAGGACTATAGTATATCTGTGCTGTACCCTGAACCCATCAACAGTCTTCAGCGTCTGACGGTCCGATGGATAGACCGTGACGGGAACTTGCTCGACTTTCAGGGATGGAACACAAACGCCTTTGTCCTGCGCGTGTACCTGCGCCCCGACCCTCGGCCGGTGCTCCCCCCACCTGAGCCGCTCGAACAGATTGAAATTAAACGAATCGTGGAGGCGATGAAAGTCATGCCGCCTCCACCACCCGAGCCAAAGAGGCGTTTTCACTGGTGGATCATAGTTTTAGTTTTGATTGGATCTATTGTGGCGTATAAGACGTTCGGGGGGCGACCTGTTCAGGTCGCCCCTGGACTCCCCGCCGTCCCTCCGCGACTCGGCTCTTAACGAGTCACAGCGAACACCGCCTGGGAAGGCTCGTTAATCTTGACATTCTTGACGAAAGCCTTGACGATCATAAACACAAGGATGGACAGCAGGGTGGTGAGAATGGCGGCAAAGACGTGAGCCTGGAGACCGGGACCA